CATGGTGGAGTACCAGTTGAAAAGACAGCTAAGGGATGGGTGCCAGAGAAGAAATACTCAGGTAAACGTCAAGGTGAAAAAACTCCAGAGGCAGCAGGTGTATTAGCTCATACTAAGGATATAAATAAGATGAAGGAATCTAGAAATAGGATGAAGCATGGATCTACAGAACATAAAAATGCTCAGTCTAAAATAGATGCTATGGAGGGTAGATTTATAAAAGATAAGAGTGGTAAAAATATTGGGGTAAAAGATAAGAGTCCTACAGTTGGAGTCAATATTGGATCTAATTTAAAAGGTATATCATTAGCTAATAAGAGAGATAGGCAAGATAGTATAATCAACAATCTGAATTCCTTAAAAGTAGGAGGAGTTGTAGCCTTAGTTGATATGACTAATGGATTTTCAGGTGCTGTTAAGATTGTTTCAAAAAATGGGGATACTTATACAGGGTATAGAGTCATAGATTTAGCTACTCCAAATGGAACTGAGGAATTTAAGGCTAAAAATAATATGCAGACATTCACCAGAAAAAATGTAACTACCTTTGCTGCTAGAGCATCTCATGAAACACAAAAGTCAGTTGTTTCTTATATAGGTAGATTTGGTAAATTTGATGATTTAATAAAAAAGCCATGAGTAAAGAATTAAACATAGCAGAGTTACATAATCTAGCTGAGGCAGATATGATAATTAAGGGAGGCAAGGCCTTACCTATAGGTACCAAAAGAGTACATGGTGGAGTCCATGTTGAAAAAACTGCTAAGGGGTGGGTTCCAGAAAAGAAGGGTAAGAAAGGTGGAGATGGATTCACAATCAATGAAAGAAAAGTTGGTAGTAAGACAATCTATCAGGTTATAGATAAAGATGGGAATGTGCAGGAGGAGAAAAGAACTAGATCTGCAGCTGAAAAGTTTGGAGAATCTATGGTTAGAAGTAATGCTAAGTCTGCAAAAGTAGCTGGAGCTAGTAAGAAAGAGGAGTCTCAGGATGAAAAGAACCATAGAATAACACTTCAAGGTATTGAATATAGACATAAAGATGATAGTATCAAGGATGCTAAGGCTATAAGAGAGATTGTAAAGAGGAATCTCGCATATAACAAAGAGACAGGTAATAAATATGATATAGCTCAAAATGAGATAAGACTTAAAGCATATAATGAATATATTGCTAATAGAGAGAAGAAAGAAGCTCCTAAAGCAGCAACTCTTGGGAAGAATTTATCTGATAAAGATCTCCATTCTAAAGAGGCAGTTACTAATGTAGCTAAAGAAAAATCAAAAGGAGGTAAAACTCATTTTGTTAATGCAAATCCATTAGGTGGGAAGGGTTATGTTCACTCTACTCAGGAGGATATTAATCATATGTTTAAGGTAGGGAAGCCTCCCAAAGAGTTAGAAAGATACCATGATGGAAAGAAGGTATCTTTAACTGAGAAAGAAGTTAAGGGAAATAATCAAGTATCATGGTTATTGAAAAATTCTAAAAAAGAGTATAACGATGATCATACAAGGTATACTTTTAGTGGAGATCTGCCTAGTGGTATGATAGATAAAGTCAAAAATTTCTATAAAGAACATGGAGTTGATAGAAGTGGTGGTAATAAAACATCAATGAAAACAATTTATGTTGGTGGTGGATCTATAAATTTAGAGACTTCAGCATATAAGGGGAATAATAAAGTTACATTCTCAGCTATATTGTCTAAGGAGACAGCTCCAAAAGCTAAGGATCCAGCAGCGAAGTCATATCCAGCAAAAGCAGTAGCTAAACCAGCTAAAAAATCATCATTTAAGAGCAGTGATACCTACTTTGAGACTCTATCAGGAGCATTAGATCAGGTTAGAACTGAGGCTAAGAAGCATGGGTTTACAGTAGATGAAGATGCATTAAATTTACAGTATGGTAGTGGTGGTGTTTCTTATGGAACTACTAAGAGTGCTACTCTTCCATTATTGAAAGATGGTAAGCCAGTCAAAAGTAAGAGTGGTAAGGCAATGAATAGAAATATTCATGTAGCAATCTACAGAATGGATTCAGGGAGGTATGAATTAACAGCATATAAAACTTGGTAATGGATGAGAATGATGCATTTAATATATTAAAGGGAGGGAAGGCACTTCCAATAGGAACCAAAAGAACTCATGGAGGCTCTCCTGTAGTTAAAACAGCTAAAGGCTGGGTTCCAGAGAAGAAAAGTGCATCTAAAAAGAAACTTCTTACTGAAGGTAAAGCTACCATAGTGGACAGGCCAGATATGGAAATGCCTGTATATGGGATAAGCATCAAGGGTAAAGATAAATATATCCAAAGGTTAGAAACAGATGGAGAGTCTGAGTGGATAGAGGTGAAGAAGGATAGTAAAGGGTTCTGGGGAGAGGCTGTGAAAAGTACACATACATATGGGCATAATTCCTTTTTGGGGTATAATAAGCAGGAGGCTATAGATAGACTTTATAGAAATGCAGGAGATAAAAATATAAGCAAGTCAATGGATAAAGGTACAGCATTTGAGGCACTAGGTATTGAGAAGGGATTCAAACCCGGATTAGTCCAAAAGAGAGTGTGGGTTACTAGAAATGGTAAAGTACATCAAACTACTGTATGGGTAAGAGAGGGTGATGAGACTTCTAAGCAGGGACTATCTAAGAATGTGCCAGTTGGTGATCTAATTGCTGAGGATGTTGCTGGAATGAATGTGGAGAGATATTCAGATAAGGCAGTTCTGATAACTGGGGACACATATGCAAATAAAGCCACATTCCAAACTATTAAGAAAGAGGTTGGTGTAGGATCCTTCAACGGAAAGCTCAAAGGATGGGTATTCCCTGTTAAGTTTTTAAGTCAAGTATTAGGTGGAATTGCATCATTACAGAAGGATCCAGATAAGGCAGATGAGATTATAAGTCAAAAGAATGCACTTCCAGTAGGTACAAGTGTAGATGTTGGAGGAGAGAAGGGTAAGATATCAGAGGTTATTCCAGATAAAAATGGAGCTAGGTATAATGTAAAGACTGCAGAGGGTGATCTGAATGGAGTAGATGAGAAGGTAATGGATGTGCCAGCTGAAACAAACAATAAAAAGATATCTGAAATTCTAAATAACACAAATGAGAGCAATAGAGTCCCATCTAGAAAGCAATTATTTGGAATAAAACCAATTGAGAATCTTCACAATTATTCTCTAAGTGAATATATGTCTATGCATGGTATAGATCAGGCAGAGATAGATACAGCCATTGCATCAATCAACAAAGAGCCAAAAAGTACAGGGAGTACTTCTAGTGGAGGATCTTCATCTGGGAAGCCTACTGTATCAACTGAGGGATTAACTAAGAAGCAGCTCATCAGAAAGCTAGTATATGCTCACTATCAGGCTGTGAGTAAAGCTGTGAATAATGGGGAGAAGATGAAGGATAGTGTTCTATCTACATATCCAGATCTGAAGGATTCATATAACAAGAAAAGACAGGCAATGTCAGAGGAGACTAAAAGAAAGATCTCAGAGGCATTAAAAAAGAATAAACCAGAGGAAACTCCAGAGGCAAAGAAAAAACGTGAACGTGAAGAGGCAGCTAAGAAATTAGGGATGGCTGGAGCCACTAAAGAAAGTATTGATAAGCAGCTAAAGGAACTACAGGCACAGAAAAAAGCAAGGGAAGAGGCAAATGCTAATAGGAAGGCAGAAGATAAAAAGCAGGCAGAAACTATGGCTGCAGCCAAAAAAGCAGCAGAGGAGACTATTGCAAATCTATCTGAGGAGGAAATTAATGATTTCAAGCAGGCATTCAAAACAGTTAAGGGTAAGATGGTTAAGAAGGAGCAGTCAAAATTAGCTGCAATGATCAAGGAGAGAGATGAGTATCAGAGTAAGATCGATAGGTTAAGTAATTTAGAGAGAGAATCTAAAGATTTCTCTAAAAGGTCAGAGTATAGTAGTAATAGAATGGAGAATAGGATGAAAACTAGGAAACTAGATCTTCAGATCATTCATCAAAAGAATGCTGCATTAGCTACAGCCAATGGAGGTACAATTATAGAAGTTACTGATGCAATTGGCACTAAGCATGATCATGTGCCAGATTTCTCAGGAATTGACACTGCAGATAACATTCTATATGATGAGAAAACTATTCTAGATATGGAAAGGCCAAATTTCATTCCAGATATAGATACAGATGCATTCAGAAGAAAAGGGTTTATATTTGATTCAATTAGAGTAGGCCCAAATAAATATATGATTGCTGCCAATGGATATAGTGAAGAATCTATGCCAGATAAGGCAGGGTATGGCCAGAAGAAAGGGGAGTATGATCCAAAGGAAATAGGGTATGTAGCATTGACATTAGATCAGCTAGTTCTAACTCAGAACTGGTATGAGACTATGGAGAAAGGGCAAATGATAGCTGACAGAGATAGGAAGAATAAAAGATCACTAGATCACTGGGAAGGACTTCCAGAGTCAACTAGGCAGAGGTATATGGATCAAAAGAATCTATATCATTCAATTCCAGCAAAAGTAAAGAAGCAAATCACAAAAGAACAGTGGGATGCAATGCCATGGAAAGAACGTGAAAAATTATATAAGCCAATTAAAAAGCATGGTCTGAAAAGATTAAAGGCTAAATTTGATGATAGGCACATGGCAAGCTCATTTCACTCAATGTATGAGAGATTTGTGGATCCAAATGCTAAGAGAAAAACTAAAAAGGGTGAGATTCTCAGGAGAGGACAGCATAGTTATGGTACTTCATATGCACATGCAGATGCATGGAGCTCATGGAGTAACTATAGAGAGATGTTAGACTGGAAGATCAATGATATTTCTATCAGGAGAGAAGAAGTTTCAGAGATCAGAACTAAGGCTCTAGAAACATCTTATGGTAAGTCAGGAAGAGATGATATGTTGAAGAAAGATAGTGGTATAATGATTAAGAGGCAGAATGGATCTAAGATCCAGCCAGCTCAAGTTGAACAGTTGAAGTCTGCATGGGGAGATGTACAGGGATCATTTGGTACACTAAAGGAATTGGCCAACAAAAATGACCTTACAATATCACATGCAGGAACTACATATATGTATGCTAAAACTGCTATAGGAGTTTATTATCCTTCCTTCAAGGCTATAGGGGTAACAAATAAACTTGGTGATGATCAGCTCAATTTTACATTTGGGCATGAAGTAGCACACTTTTTAGATGATGCAACAGGAGAGGGATCTAATTATGCCAGTGATAATTTTGAATCTACAGCAGGGCAATTAGCTATAGCATTCAGAAGAGGTATGAATGCTAAGTCAAATAGTAAGTATACCAACTCTACCAAGGAGTGTTTTGCAAGAGCATTAGAACAATATCATGCACACAATACCAGAGGTGGTGGAGCCATCAGAGGTGGGGATAAAGATGGAGTCCCATATGTGAGTGCTCCAAATTATGCAAGTGCTAAAACATTCAATGATGAAATTAAACCACTGGTTGAGAAGTTCCTATCAGAGAACAAGCATATCATAAAATCATTAAAGTGGGGTGACAATTTGGATATACAACAATCTTTCACTATATTGCTAGGCTAATAAAATTAAGCTATGAATACAATAACAGGAGCAGTAAAAAAGGATCAGAATAATAAGAGATCATCTCTGCAGCATATGAATAAGGCTAAAGGGACTACTTGGAATAGTAAGCGTAGATTTCTGTAATGAAATTAACACCACAACAGATAGAGGAGTTGTTAGGAGTCATTGATAAGTACTCTCTGACTTTTATGGCACATCATGTAGGATCTGATTTTCTAACAGAAGGTGAGAAGGCTACATTGTCAAATGCTGGTGTAAATTTAGCTCAGATCAAGAGAACTTCATACAATGTTAATCAGGCATTCAGATTTGGCATCCTATCAGATGCATTAGGGGATTCTGTGGCTAAAGGGATGACATTTGCTGCACTAAAGAACCATATAGAGACTGGTAAGGTCTTTCCTTTAAATAAGCTCCAGAAATCAGCTCTACAATCGTTAAATATTCAAATGGCAGGAGAGTTAAGGAGGACAGCTATGAACATCAAAGGTGATGTCAGGAATGCTCTGGTGAATGCAGATAAGATAAAACATACAGTTACTCACTCAACTCTAGTGATCGATGCAGCTAAGAAGGCCATAGAAGATAGGAAATATGTCAATGCAGTAGTATCTGATATAGGTCATAGAACTGGGAAGTGGCATAGAGATCTAGGAAGAATAGCTGACTTTGTACTTCATACAGCATTTGATGAAGGTAGATCCATGAATATGATGAGGGAAGGTGGAGATCAGGCACTGGTTTATAAAGATGTGTATGCTGGAGCGTGCCATCACTGTACAAGATTACTTCTTACAGGAGGTGTAGGATCAGAACCTAAACTATTCACATTAGCAGAATTGAAAGCTAATGGCACCAATGTAGGTAAGAAGGTAGGTAATTGGCTGCCAGTAATAGGGCCAGTTCATCCATGGTGCAGATGTACATTACAGAGGCCTCCATTTGGAATGACTAGGACAGCATTAACTGCAGGAGAGTGGGAGTGGAATGGTAATGACTTCAAACTAACAGATAAATATAAGCCAAAAGTGGCCAGAAAGAGTAAGGTAGAAATAACAATAGGAGATAAAAAAATAAGCGTATGATAAATAGAGTCATTGGGTTCTTTGGAGCCAAGAAGAGAAGAATTAAGCAATTGGAAGGTGAGATCTTAGATCTCTCACTTCAAAAACAACATCTAGCTAATGGTATAGAGAGAATCATTAGAAGGTTAGAGGAGAGAGATGATGAGATATCTAACTTAAAGTCTATTATAGTAGATGCAGGAAGTTTAGTAAAAAAACTAGAAATCACAGTAGAATCTCAGAATAAAAAATTCAATACTGAGGCTATATTAGAAAAAGTTGGTAAAGAATTATTGAAAAAGTAACATAGTTAGATAGTTTTTTATTATATTACTTTAATTGTGAGATTGAAGAGAGTGAATGGGGAGGCCATTGAGCCTCTTTTGGTGTTTTAAAATTTTAACTATGAAAACAATAACATTACAACGTGCAGCAGGTGGAGGATATACATTGATAGATGTCCAAATCGTAGCTGACATAAGAGACTCAGTAGCTGATCTAGCTGCCAATTTAGGCAGTGGAGCAATCTCTTGTATCTATGATATTAAAGGGACTGGGATTGATCAATTAAATAAAATGGGAGTTCCATTAAATATAGATGAAGCAGGATCTGTAGCAAACATATTAGATGTCACAGAGGCTGATGGTAGTTTTACAGTTATCTTCTCTGATGGAGATTCAACAGGAACTTTTGCAGGATATTAAAAACAAAATTAAATAAAAATTAGATATGGCTATAGCAGCAAACACACAGAAATTACTAGATGCATTTTATAAAATTGTCTCCAATTCAGGAGGAACAGATGCAATTAGCGAAGAAATAGCAACAGTATTAGAGGCTATGTTGCCAGTAGGTGACACATCAGCTGCAATAGCAGCAGCAGGACAGGTGGATTCTCCTCAAGGCATTATAGCCTTAGTTGATGATTATACAGTAACAGTAGCTGATCATAACAAGTTGATCACTATGGGAACTGATGCTAAAACAATCACCTTACCTCCAACAGTAGCAGGTCTATTGGTGAGAGTTGGTAATGTAGGAGCAGATGGTAACAACATCATAACAATCAGTCCAGATGCAGCTGATGGTATAGCAGGTACTGTCACATTAGCAGCTACAGTTGTTCAAATGGATGGTACAGTTGATAAAGATTTCATCCTTACTAAAGCAACAGCCTTACTTGGGGATTCAGCAGTTCTTATAGGAACTGGTGTAACTGGGACTAGTGCATGGATTATCCTTTCCTCTACAGGAATCTGGGCTCAGGGAGCATAATAGCTACCTTTAGTTAAAAAGAATTCTAGGGATATCTTCGGGTGTCCCTAGTATTAATACCTTATAATAATGCCAATTACAACTGAATTATCTCAAAGAATCAAGAAATGGGTGGAAGATACATCATCTCACATTCATGGAACTGGTGACATGGCAAATCAGTTAATTGAAGAAGGTAAATATCTCTGGGAGCAGGTTGCTGTTCAAGAAGGTGTTGGAGGTAGAGAAATTGGGACTCTAGATTATAATGATCTAGCAACTCAAACAACTCCAATAGCAGTAACAGGGAATGGATCAGATCATAAGATAACAATTGATGGAGAAGGAGCATATACAAATAAGCTCTATCCTCCAATAGGGGTTACTGATGTATGGGATGTTGATAATGATCAGTTTGATTTCTCTCAACTTAGCCTAGGTGATCATATTACAATTAGAGTCAGTGTTATAGTAACAACACTAAGTAATTTCACTGATGTTCATTTAGCTGCATTTCTTGGAATTGGAGTCTCAGAATATGAGGTTCATTTAATTAGGGAGAGCTATAAAAGTACAGGTACTTATGAATTGTCAGCTACAGCTGCTATATATATGGGTAATGAATTGACATTAGATAATCCGGGTGAAATTAGAATTCATGCAGATGCAAATATAACAGTAGAGGTTGTTGGAGTAGCCTGCTTAATTCATAAATATTAAAATTTATAATGGAAAGAACATTCAGCTATAATACAAGAATAGACCTCATAAAGGCCAAAGGAGAAGGCAAGAATGGGACTATGCTCATGAAGGGTGTAGCCTCTACTCCTAAAAAGGATACTCAGGGTGATACATTGGATCCATCAGGATTTGAACTAGCCTACTTCTTAAAGAATGGCCTGATCAACTGGAATCATGAATGGAAGAAGAATCCCATGTCCATTATAGGGAAGCCTACATCTGCTGGAGTAAATAAGGAGGGGAATCTAGAAGTAGATTACTATCTATTTAAAGGACATAAGATGGCTGAGGAAGTTTATGCTCTATCAAAGGCCATGCAAGAAAATGGATTAAGCCTAGGTCTTTCTATAGAAGGTAAGGTACTAGAGACTGATCCAAATGATAAGAAAAAAATCAAGAGAGCTATGATCACTGATCTAGCAATCACTCCTCATCCAATTAACTTAGGAACTACTACAGAGATAGCTAAGAGTCTCAAATTAGGTGAACTCATAGACTTTGATGCATTAGGTGACTTCAAAGTAGGGACAGATGGTAGGATCATCCAGAAGGCAGCAGACACTGAATCAACAGATGCACTTATCCCAGAGGATCTTGAAACTGACACTAAATCAGAGATTTACAAGAGTGATGATGGTAAGGAATTCAAGGATAAAGATGAATTAGAGAAGGCTGGTTACATACATAAGTGTGATAATGGGACTTATTCTAAGACAAAAAAAGAAAAAAAATCGGAAGAGAAGTTGTTTAGTAAGTCTGAATTCACTAATTTACTACTTAATCGATATAAAGGCACTACTCAGAAGCAAGCTGATAGTGTTTATAATTATGTATTAAATTTCAAAAAAATAAAGATGCAAACAGAAAATACAGGCACAGAAAAAAAAGTATCAGATGAGGATTTCAATTCTGCATTAGAGGCTTTGTCTGTGGTTAAGGCTCAAACTACTGAGGTAGTTGAGGATGATGCTACAGAAGAAGTTGTTGAGATGGCCAGTGGCAAGGAATTGTCAGAGATGTCTCCAGAAGAAATTGCTGAGAGAAAATCTGAGCTAGAAAAAAGTTTAGCAGCTATTACAGCGTTATCTACAGAAGAAGTTGTAGAAGTTGTAGAAGAGGTTGAAGAAGAAGTTGAAGAAGAAGAAGTTGAAGAAGAAGAAGAAGTTGAGACAGCTGCAACTACTGAAGAGGAAGTTGTAGAGCCAACAGATCAGGATAGCCTGATTAAAGGACTTTCTACAATGATCTCAGGTCATTTAGAAAAGAATAAGACAGCCAGTGATGAGAAATTCCAAGCAGTTGGAGTTCTTATTAAAGGATTATCTGATGAGATAGAAGCATTAAAGGGTGCTCCACTAGAGGCAAGGACAGTAACTACAAGTGAGTATCTTGCCAAGCCGGGTGAGATCATCAAAGGAGATGAAGCTGATGTTTTAGGTGGGACTGTTTATTCAGTGTCTAAGCAAAAAAATATTCTAGCAACTAAGTTGACAGATGCATTCTTGCAGAAATCAGAAGATCCTACATCAAATGTAGTTGAAGGTGTTAGAGGTGATCTAATGGCTCTAGAGGCTGGAAGTATAATAACTCCAAGACTTAGAGAATTTGCTAAGAGTGAAGGAATCACAATATTAGACTAACCGATTGAAGCTCGGTATTGATTATATAAAAAGAAAAACAAATGAGTTTATCAATTAAATTAGGGGATTACCAACTAGGACATGGAGCTTCTTTCGGTCAAGAAGATGTCAATGATGCTAGTATGAGTTCTCAAGAGTTACAGGATCTCTCCAAAGCAATGGAAGCTGGACATGTACAGGGTGGTGATATCACTTCTGCTGGCCAGACAAATGCTGGAGCGTTAAAGTATGAATCATTAGACAATGCGTTACGTTTAACGCAATGGAAAGATTCACACATTCGATTCTGGAAAAGAGTAGCTAAAGAAGCTGCCTACAGTACTGTGGAAGAGTTCAACGTACAAACATCTTATGGTCAAGATCGTGGAGGTTTTTGGTCAGAAGGAGAACTCCCAGAAGAAGAAAACTCTCTGTACACTCGTAAACTTGAAAAAGTTAAGTACATGGGTGTATCAAGAGGTGTAACACATGTTGCCCAGTTGGTGAAGAACCAAGTTGGTGACTTGTATCGTAAAGAAATTTCTGATGGTATGTTATACTTACTTCAGAAAGCTGATCGTGGATTATTCTATGCAGATGAGGCAGTAGTTTCAGATGAGTGGAATGGTATCTATGCACAGCACTTGAACATGGATAACTACTCTTCATTAGAGCAGTATATGGAATCTGATCATGTTGTAGATCTTAGAGGAGGAGCATTAAAAGAATCTAATGTTGAAGATGCATGTGAGACATTACTTCGCTATTATGCACATCCAGATCTTTTGATAGGGCCTCCACAGATCATCACAGACTTCTCTTTGCAGCTATTTGCTCAAAGACGATTCAATCAGTCTGGTGGTGGTAATCCGGGTGGAACAGGCCTAGGTCAGCCAGTGACTAAGTATTTCTCTAGATTCGCAACAATCGATTTAGAGCATGATATTTTCGCTGTGAAAGGAACATCTAAGGCTATTGGTGGAACTGCAAGTTCTGCTAAGGCACCAGCTACTCCAACTCCAACATCTGCTACACCAGTAGTAGCAGCACCTTTAACAAGGTTTGCTGATGGAGCAGGAGATTACTACTATGCAGTATCTGCTATCAATCGATATGGAGAGAGTGCATTAGTACAAGTGGGTGGAACAATCACAGTAGCAACTACTGAGGCAGTTGACTTGATCTTTGTATCAGGTGGTGGAGCATATGCTCCAGAGGCTTATGTGATCTATCGTTCAGAAGTTGATCCATCTGCAGCAGCAGCATCAACTGATTTCTATCCAATCATGACTGTACCAGCAGCTGGTACAGATGTTAAGAGAGGTTCTCTTGTAGCAGGAGTGGATGGAGCAGCTGCATTAGCAGTTCGTGACAATAACAGATTCTTACCTAACACTGAGGAGGCTATGCTACTTCAGTCTGATAAGGAGATATTTGGATTCAAGCAATTGGCTCCAATGATGAAAATGGATCTGGCAGTTTTGGCACCAATTAACAGATTTATGATCTTGTTATATGGAACTCCAATCCTGTATGTACCAAGTAAGACTATCCGTTTTATAAACATTGGTAAATTTACCATTGTCTAAGTAAGACACACAGGGATATATAATCAAAGCCTCTTCTTTCACCAGAGGAGGCTTTTTTAAAATAGTAATATTAACAAAAATAGAAAGTAATGCAAAAAGTGAAGTCAAACAGAGATTGGGATGCTAATTCTTCAATCACTAACAATTTAGGAACAGTAAATTTTGATGATAAATGTGAGGCCGATGTATCCAATGAGATGGCTGCCTTATTAAACTCACAAGGTAAAGTAACACTAGTAGGTAAAGAGACAAAAGATCCTACTACTACTCCTGTAAAGGAGATTGAAGTAGTAGATGAAGAAATTATAGACCCAAATGCAGATCCAGAGCCAGAAGCTATAAAGGAGCCTGTTACAGATCCTCCACAGAATGGAAAGGTAGATGAGGAAGAAGATACTCCTCCAGATCCATTATCTGAACAAGAGAAGGCTGATCTAGTAGAAGTGTTATCTAAACACTCTAACAAGGAGCTAAAGGCAATCCTTACTGAAGGAGAAGTGGAATTTAAAGGTAATTCCTCAAATGAGACATTAGTAAACCTTATTGTTGATAATAATTTGATTTAATCAATGTAGATGCCTACAGTAGCATATAATTTTCCAATTGAGAGAAGTGACTTACCAATATCTACAACAGAATTGGTAAGTCGCTATTTCTTTGGTATAGGATTAACTGATCAAAGTGGGAACCCAATAGATCAGAAAAGTATAGAATTCCATATAGAGTCTGCAGTAGAGCAGTTAGAAGGTTATTTGAACCTCAAGCTATCTAAGCAGATCGTAGAGGAGAGTCTACACTATTATGTAGATGACTTTACAGAGTGGAGTTATCTTCCAGTATCCTATCCAGTATTAGCAGCTCATGAGATGATGGGACTAGCTGCTGGCCAGACTCAATTGACTTATCCTACAGACTGGATATCAATAAAGAGTACCAATGATCCAACAGGAGCTCATAGGTCTTTCTATTTGGTACCCGGATCAGGTGGAGTAGGAGTCTCAGGATCAGGAAGTGCAGTATATGCAGGAATACTACCATTAGCAGGCTGGATGGCTGGAAAGTCAATTCCTAACTACTGGAGGGTAAAGTACTGCACATCATTTCAAAAATTACCAGCAGACTTAGCAGATGCAGCTGGTAAATTGGCATCAATAGGAATCTTCCATCAGATGGGTGATATCATATTAGGTGCAGGTATAGCATCTGAGAGTGTATCAATCGATGGACTATCACAAAGTATTAGTACAACATCTTCTGCAACAAATGCAGGTTACGGAGCTAGGATCACAGGATATTTAGCTGATCTTAAACTATCTCTACCAAGATTAAAGTTAAAATATGATGGGATGGTTATAAGATCAATGTAAATTATGCCAACTCCAACAGATAATACAACACAACTTGCTAAGACTCCTACTTCAGTTCTAAGGAATAAGCCAAAAGGATCTCTCCAGAAGAGGAATTTTGACACTCTTGTAGAGCAGAAAGGGTACCCAGTGGTCATAGAGAAGGCATTAGTATGTCCATGTGCATCAGTTGGATCTCAAGCATTACCTGAATGCAGGAATTGTGGAGGATCTGGATGGCTATGGTACAATCCAGTATCTACAAAGGCTGTAGTTCAGTCAATGAATAAGGATACCAAGTTTAAGGATTGGTCAAAAGAAGATATAGGAACAGCATCCATCACAACATACCAAGAGGTAGAACTTGGTTATATGGACAAAATTAGGCTCACTGAGGGACTAACTTCTTATACGGAGGTGGTAAGGCCAGAAATTTATGATGATGGCACTATGAGAGCCAGATTAAGGTACAGGCCTATCTCAGTAGAGGCTATATTTAGATTTGACACAACAACTACAGCATTAATATCATTAACATTACCTACAGATGGATCTATAGGAGGTAATATACTAACATTGGATCCATCACTTAATGGGATAACTAATTTAACAATTACAATTAGGTACCAGCATAATCCAGTATTTGTGGTGTTAGATCTACCTAGATCAATAATATCATCAGAGAGTTTACATCATACAACAAAAAAGGAAGATCATTACTCATTCCCTGTTCATGCAGTAGCTAGAACAATGCATTATGTGATAAATGAGACATCTATTGATGAGGCATATCTATTTGATAATAGTTTTACTCCTACTTGTGCAGAGACAGTAGGATTAACACTTAATGGACAGACAATAACTATTAACTCATATTCTCAAGCTGAAATAGATGGGTTAACTCCAACAGTAGCATTAATTGTATTCAACAATACAACAGGCTTATTCCAAGGATGGGATGGAACTGAGTGGGATACATTGACTTCTGATTGGGCAACAGAACAATGGTAACATGGCAAAACATAAAGTAACAGCACTCCCAGCAGGGCCTTATGATCCAAGTGATGTATATTATCTATTAGTAGATGATAGAGTCCATAGATGGATAGTATCAAATGATGGGATCTCATTAAAACAAGAGTGTCCAATGCAAACTGGGGATGATATTTCATTACTCAATAATGATTCAGCATTTCAAACATTTTCTGAGGTAAGTGCATTAATAGCAGCAGCAACATCTCCAGCAATATCTGATAACTATGCAACCATTGCAGCTCTACTAGCAGCTCAAGGATCCCAGACAGAGAATTACATCTACATAGTAGTAGATGCTACCACTGATGCAACAGTAGATCTAGGATGGGCATTATATCAAAAATTAGCAGCCACTACAGGAGTTTTAGGTGATTACAGAAAACTATCTGAAGAAGAGAGTCTGGATGTGGTAGCAGGATCCACTACTCCAACTACAACTCTTGGAGATATGATTGTTAGGGGAGCTACTGAGGATGAAAGATTGCCTGTAGGTGCTGATGGATCCGTTTTACAAGTTGATTTAGCTCAACCTAATAAAATTAAATGGAGTGTATTAGATTCTTTTAAATATGCTCGATATATGAATACATCTGAACAAAGTGCTGATAGTGCAACAGCCTTTGCTTTACAATGGAATGTTATAGAACATGAAGATAGTGATTATTCTCTAGTAGCAAATCAAATAACCATTAATGCAAATGGTGTTTATTTAATCAATGCAAATATTGATTTATATGGAACCACTACTCTACTTAGATATGGAGGTGAGGTAAAAATACTAATCAATGGAGTAGAACTACCTAATGTATTTAGAGGAGGTTATGTTAGAGGGGATAGTCAGCATCAAGTAGCACAAATATTTGTTGGTATAATGCTACAATTAGCAGCAGGAGATACAATAGACTTTACTCTAAGAAGAACTCACTCTCTCTCAACTAATATCATAGTACAGAATGGAACAACATTAAGTATAGGAAGAATTAGTGGTGGAGCTGTAGGGCCATCTGGAAATGATGGAGCTGATGGAGCTGATGGGGATATCAGCTGGCAAGGGCCTTATATTGCAGGAACTTATATATTGAATCAAGCAGTAGAATATAATGGTAGTTCTTATGTATGTGTAGTAGCTAGTACAACAGAATTACCAACTCATGCTGATTGGGATTTGATTGCTGAAAAAGGAGGTCCCGGTGTAGGTGGTGCTCCAAGACAATGGAGTAGTAGAAGTTATATAGTTATAAATACAGGTGGAGCAGGAGTATGGAGGGGAGGTACTTTTGGTAGTACAGCACTTAGTACTAGCTTTGGTGCAACTTTAAGTTCTGTAAATGGAAACGATTTAACTTCTTTCTTTGTTCCTTTTGTTAATTGTAAATTAATAGGAGTTTCTATGCAAATTCAAGCAGTACAGGCACATGGTGTTGTATCATTAGGGGTTATTAAATATGCAATACCCAATGGAGACCCTTGGTATCAGGCTACTTTTACTAATAAAGCAGTATTATTAGAAGAGGCTGCTAATGGAGGAGGAGGAACAGCGGTTCAAAGAACTTATAATGATAGATGGGATAGTGCTACTGGTGTAGCAAGTACTACTATTTTAGCAGGAGAAGTTGTATCTGTTCTATGGCACTCTACTGGTGGTGGTTCAACTACTGCTCATGCAGTTGTAGAATTATTTTTTGAAGAAGTATAATAAACAAACTAGTGGTCTTGATCTAATATAACATACCAGTAAGAGAGATACTATGATAAAAAACACTATATTGTAAGTAATGATACCTGTAACAATAGATACCAGAGCCTTAGCTGAAGAGTTCAGTTTAGCAGCATCTCAAGTAGATGACTTGAGAGAGTTGGCTGTAACAACTATTACACAGGAGTATGCAAGGGAGTGGGAGAATCAGGCTAATCAGCACCTAGGATCCACTAGGGAGATGTACAAGAGAGCTATCCAGACTGAAAGTAGGGGTAGATTTACAGGAGTGGCCTATCTAGATCCTGTAGAGTGGATAGCCAATGCTATTGAGATGGGAGCTGATTCATTTGATATGAAGATAGGATTCCTGCAGTCTAATAAGGTGAAGTATACCAAGTCTGGAGATCCAATGCTGACAATTCCATTTAGATTTGGAGTATCAACATCACTGGGAGAGAGTCAGGCCTTTGCAAGTGTAATGCCAACAGTGATCCATGAGACTACTAAGGCATTAGCTGGAAGGCAATTAAAATTAGGTCAGATACCAGAGCAGTATCATATACCAAAGTCTCAGGCATTAAGAAAAAGAATAACAGATGTATCTAGCCTTCCAAAGAATAAGAGGACTTCAATTTATGAAGGGATGCAGAAAACAACTGGAGGTTATGTAAATTTTAGAAGGGTGAGTGTTAATAGTGATCCAGATGCATTTATTCACCCGGGATTCTCTGAGAAGAATCTAGCTCAAAAAGCATGGGATAACTTTGATATGGGAGATAAAATGAAATTAGTAATAGATGATTTTTTAAGTAGTTTATAATGGCATTAAAGATACAAGAATTAGAATTGCAAACAATCCTCCAGAATTTCATGGCAGGGATAAAGGCTGATTATGATGCTAGGACTACCAAAACAGAGTCTGTAATTGGACAGATGTTTAATGGCCTATCATATGATAATGGTAAGTATGATCTATATGCTCAGGCAGTAGATCTATTTATCACTAGACAGGCTGATACAGTAGCAGGAAATGCTAGAAAAGTGACTATAAGATCTTACTATGATAAGGACAGGGAGAATGTTCCTACAATGCATATAGCAGCTCCATCAGAACAGGAGAAGGATAATTGGATTGGTGGTGGATTTGTATCAAGTACAAATCATGGCCATTTAATACCTACAGAGAATCCTAATGACAATACTTTCTATGAGAAAAGAATAAGAAGGTACCAGACTAGAATAGCAATAATATTCACATCAGATAATTGGATTGAAGTTCAGTTGATGTATTTCTTGGTAAAGTACGGAATTTTAGCTATCTTTGATACATTGATACTGGATATGTTCCAGAATCCTCATGTCTCAGGGCATGAGTTAAAGATGAATGATACTGCTGCTGGAGAGCATTTTTACAGCAGGAGCATTATTATTGATAGTGCTAATGAGGCAGTGGTTCCTAACTTCCATTTAACTGAAAGTTTTAGTAGCCTTGTATTCCCTAGGTCAAATGATTTATCATCAGGTGCTGTAGGGGATGGGTATGATGAGGATCCTATTGATCCAAAAATACCACTTACTATAGAAGAATTAAAATAAAAAGACATGGCTAAAAAGCAAACAAAAGAAACTCCAGTAGAGAGTACTCCAAAGGTTACTCCAAAGGTTACACCAGAGGTTGTTTCTACTTTAGAAACAACAGAGTGTGCTATAGATAGATTTTGTGATCTACATGGTGGAATTCACCCATTGGATAGAGTCGCAGTGATCAGAAAATATAGAGGTGAGAAGAAATTATTCTCTGAGTGGAAGGCCATTTTGGTCAAAGCTACTGTTATAAAAGCAGTAAATATATCAGAGAAGTAAGGAAAGATTGATTTAATTTTGTTATATTAACAAATATATATATTAAAAAACAAAATAAATGGCTACTAGTTTTATATTTGGAGGAAAGAAGGTTGACAAACCCGGAGTATTCGGTACTGTAGAAAGTGGAGTTAACAATCCTAGATTAGAATTAGACAGTGGTACTGTACTAATTATTGACAAAGATCCTCTCTCAGTTCATGGAAATGGAGCAGGGATTGCTGGAGAAGCAACAACAGGGAAAGATTCATTTTACACATTCACCAGTATCACTCAATTCCAGAAGTGGATTGGTGGTGGTCAATGGTATGATATGGCAGTTCCATTATTTAGACCTTTTGGATCTAAGATAAATGGAGCATCTAATATTGTGTATACAAGAGCATTAACAACAGTGGCTGCAACTGCAGTCCTAGCAATAGCATCAAATCCTACATTAGAATTTGGACTATTGAATGAAGGTATTTCAGGAAATGGTGTAGAAGGAGCAACAGATCTTTTAACCAAAGGGTATGCAATTACTTTAACAGCTGGTGTAAATGATCCAGCTAAATTCATAATGAAGTTCTGGAGAGGCTCATTTGTAGGTAATGACAGTAATGGCAATTCATACAACAATATAGCAGAGGTAGATACTAGTCCAACATTAATTGCTCAATCTAGTGAGGAAGATACAGTGGAAGGTATGCTACTTTGGGCAGTTAACGATATTGATTTTGTCAACAATTTCACAATTGTAACAGGAGCAGCATTCACAGGAGCTATTGTAGCAGGAGATTTAACTACTCTTTTAGGTAATAACTTATTCTCAGGTGGTACATCAGCGTATGATACAGCTCAAGTCACTGCTGCACTTACAGCAATTAAAGATGTGAATATTAATTTCATCTTAATGGAAGATCAAGCAGGTAATGCTACTTCAGTAGATGCTAATAAGATTGCAGCTTACTTAGATACTGAGATGAATGATCCAGCAATGTATGTAATTGGTGGTGGAGCAACAAGTGGAACTTTTGCATCTCAATCAGTAGCAGCAGCAACAGCACATAACTCTCAGAATGTGGTTGTGGTTCATGGTGGGTGCTATGTAAGCAATCCGGGTGATCTTGTAAACCCACTAAGACTAAAAGATGCACTGTACAAAGCAGCACTGGTAACAGGTCGTTTAGCAGGATTAGATCCTCAGACACCTCCAACATTCAAAGGTATTTCAATATCAGGAGAGGCTCATTCATTAACAGATCAGGAAGTTTCTATTGGATTAGATGCAGGAGTTTTGATGACGAAATATGCTCCTGAGCTAGAATTCTTTTCAATTGTTCAAGGAGTCAATACAGTTCAGCTTAACACATTTGTTGTTAATTCTGATGGAAGTACTCACCAGATCTCACTTGTGAGAATCATGAGAGAGCTATTGGCTGGAATGAAGAAACAAGCTATATTAGACCTACTTGGAAATCAAGTTTCAGGCCCTAATAGAAACACAATAGACAGTGAAACTGTCAGAGTTTGGGTAGTTAACTACCTGAAGGATGTTGAAGCTACTAATACAGTAGATAACTTGATCATCAGTTCCAGTGATGTAACTGTAGAGATAGACTCTGATGCATATAAAATCCAGTTTGGAATAAATCCAAATTATGAAGTTAATAAGATTTTCTTAACAGCTAGAATTCTGGATGACACATCAGGATTGAGCTAAAAATTAATATTATATAAAAATGGCAGAATCATTATCATTAACAGCACCCATAGCATTAATCAAGGTTAATGGAAACGTGGTAGGTAGGATGAAGAATATAACAGTTACAGAGACTTTTAGAAGGGTGACTGTTTATGGTCTTGGAGAGGCAACACCTCAAGAGCTACCAATGACTCAGTGGAGTGGAACTTGTACAGCAGGATTTTATGAGATATCTTATGATGAATCAGGAATCCCGGGTGCTACCAACAGAAGAACAGACTCCATCAGAGAATTCATAGACAATATTGTTTTAGACAATAAAGGTGTGGACATAGTACTTCTTAAAAGGATTGAGGATTCAGTGGATCCTAATGGCCTTAGAGTTGGGAAGTGGGTTGAGCACTTGACAGTTAAAGGTGCATTCATGGAGAGAGAGTCAATCGATCTTTCTGAAGGGCAGGTAGCTGGAAGGAATCAAGATTTCACATACAAGACACCAATCCTAATTTCAGGAGTGGGAGGGTAAATAGTAATAATCGTAAAAAGAGAGAATTATGAGTACAGTGAGCAAAGAGTGTATTTTTGAGGCAGGTGGAAACACCTATACCATAAATAAGCCTGATATAGGTCAGTTGTTAGACATACAGACTATGAAGGCACAAATAACCAGAGGTAATTATGGGCAGATTGTCCGTAATTTAGATGAGGTGGGAGTCATGTCACTAGACATAGTGGATATGATAGCAGTATTGAGCTCTTTATGTCCAGAGGTAATAACAGATCTAAAGGTGGATAATTGGTCAAAGCTAGATCCATTTGATATACTTGACTTATATAAGGGGTATCATGAAACAGTTCACCCATGGTATAGTAAGTATTCAAAAGACCTAACTAAAGTATGGAGTTCCATCACTGATTCTTTGATAGAGAAGAAGGATGATAAGTCTTAAAGAAAGGAAAGGTAAGAAGCAATTATTCAGAGACGGAGTGTTAGGTGACATTTCCATCTCTGAATTTGTTATTTTATGGAGTTATACATTTCCACTGGATAAAGTATACAGAGAAAAACATAATATCCCATTTAATTCTGAATTACATAGATCTTTAAATCCAGTTGATATGATGATAGAGTTAGGTCAGGATTTAGCTATAAGACATGCAATTGAAGGTGAATTGCATAAGAAGAAGGATCCAACTATTTCTTATGAAGCAGGTAGAGGGAAGTACTTCAAGACTAAGAGAAGTGTGAGTAAGGTATCTCAAGATGATATTGATAAGGCATTTGATCAAATAGATATTACTAATATCAAGAAGAATGATGATGGTAGTATAACAATATAAAACTATGAGCAGCACACGTAGGGAAGTAGTATTTTCAGCAAGAACAGATGAAGTTTCTCAGAAGCTAAGTAGAGTACAGCAGCAGGCAGAAGAGGTAACTAGAGAGTCTATTGCTGGTGCCATGAAAACTGAGCAATCAGCTACTAAGGTTATAGCTGCTTATGAGAAGCAGATCAATCTTCTTCAGAGAATGAATAGGATGGATGCTGAAAAAAGAAAGAATGAGCTGTATGAGCAGAGAGATGTAGCCAGATCTAAGGTTACTACAGTAGAAGGTAAGAAGGATGTAGATAAAGAATTCGGTAAGAAATTTCAAGAACTAGCTAAGGATACCAGATCTGATAAAGAAGGGATCCTTGTACTCAGAGATATTTTAGCAGCCATTAAAGATGGTGATGAGTCTATTGTAGATTCAAATGTTGATATGTCTCAGCAAACTACTGAGCAGTTAAAGCAAATAGTGACAGGTGGTGGAGCAGGCCAAAAGTCAGCACTTCATGAACTTAAACTAAGAGAGATCCAAGGTAAAGGTAAAGGTGGTGGTGGTGGCCCAAGTGCCATGGGAATAATGAGAGGTGGTGTAGGAGGGTTAGCTGCATTAGGAATAGCAGGAGTGGCAATAGGATCTTATCTCAAACTTCTTAAAGGTGGATGGGATGCTGGTAGAGATAGAGAGGTTGGATTAACAGACTACTCAGCTATATCAGGTCAGAATAATAACTTCCTATCTACATATACAGGAGCTGGTAGGGGATCAGGTTTATATAATAAGTGGATGTATAATGGAGATGGATCTTCAGCTCAATCCCTTGGATTTGGTAAAGAGGAATACTTCCAACAACTAACATCAGGAACTAGAGCTTATGGAGGCTCCAGAGGAGTCACTGAGGATAATAATAGAACAATACAGGGACTATCTCTAAGAAGAGGTCTTGGTATGGAGCAGGGAACAGTAAACACCTTAGAGAGGCTTACAAGAGTTTTGGATAAAGATGATACTGCTGCTCAAACTACTCAAAGGATCTTCTCTACAATGTTTGGTACAGGAGCCTTTGGCGATAAAAACACTGATATGACTCGTATGAATGAGTTAGCTCAATCATATGCTCAATTTCAAGAGCAGCAATTCACTAGGACTGGGTTTACAGGAGGTGGTAATGAGTGGTTGAATGTAAGAAGTCAATTAGAAGGTTTAGGTGGTGCATTTAAAAGAGATGACTATGCTGCATCAACTATACAATCTTTAAGTGGAGGTCTTGCAAATCAGGGAGGCCCAGAAGTACAAGCAATAAAAATGGATATTCTTAGGAAGTTGAACCCAAATATGTCTTATTTTGAGCTACAGGCTGAGATGGAGAAGGGACTTGGAGCTGAAGGATTTGGAGCTGGAATGATGGATTATGTGAAGGGGACAGGTGGTGATTTGAATTCTAAGGCTATTCTTATGGATCAGATGACAGGAGGATCTATGAATAAATCAGATATCATTAAAATGCTTAAAGGTAATGTGAGTCTTGGCAGCTTAGGGGTGGAAGCTGAAACTAAGGACATTAAATTGATGGAGAAGGCTAAAGGAGCCACTTCAGATAAAGATGCTATGATGAAGAATATGGAGAGTGACTGGGATAGTATTAAAGAGGCTATTTTTAATATTTCAGCTGGGACTTCTGGAATGAATACTGCTCTAGGGCCTATATTGAAGGCACTTATGACATCATACTAAAATAATAATGGCAAGAACTTGGATAGAAGTAACTAAGGATGTAAGGGATTTAATATCTCCTACCAGATTCCATGAAGAGAATTTTCATGGGAAGAAGGCTAACTCTGCCAATAAAGTTCCAGATACTCACTCTATAGATGCTAGATTACCTAAGATAGCTCAGATCATACAGGATTATGTAGATGATGAAATAGGTGCAGGTAATACTCTAGTGGTTACATCCACAAAGAGAACTCCAGCATACAACTTAGAGATCTCTCATACAGGAGCATCAGGTGTTCATGTGAAAGGGATAGCCATGGACTTTGCATTCATAGGGCCTCAACCAAAAGAGGCATGGAAGGTAATAGCATGTGCAATTAGGAATCAAGATACATTACTTACAACATTATTAGATGCAGGAGCTGGAGGATTTGGTTTATATGGCAAGGGAGCTAAATGGTTTATTCATATTGATACCAGAGGTGATGGTGATGGTGAGAGTAGAGCTCAGACTTTTGGATCTTACAGATATGCATTATGGACTAAGGGTGAAATGCCAGAGTGTGAAGATCCAATTGAAGATGATGAGGAGGAGGTAGCTAATGATGCAACTAAAAGGCATCAAGAAGGGATTGAAGATAGTGGTGTTAAAGTCATAAAATATACACTTCCTAAAAATAGTGGACATCAAACATTCTCAGATTTAGTTCTAGATGCTACGTTTATAGCCTATGACATGACATCTGATGACTTGAAAGATTTTGAGTATAAAGGTAAGAGTAATAATAAGAGGGCATATGAGGCTCTGACTATTGAGGAGAAGAGATCTAATAATGGTGATGATGACAGTTATGCTAGTGGGGTAGCATACCCATTAAGTGAAGGAGTTGTTATTATTATAGAAGTTTCTAAAATAAACATTAGAGATAAATATGAGAGCAATCTTACATCTACTAAGGTTAATGTAAATGAATACTTTCCTCAAATATTGAGGGAGTTGACAGTCGATCCGGGTTTTGTGCCAGCATACAAGAACAGAGGAGTCACAGCAAAAGATATCAGGCCACAGGTAAGAGTATTTCTGTGGAGTAGAGCTAAGTACTTAGAGAGATCAGAGGATTCAATAGGGTTTATAGATATCACTAAGGATATTGGACTATGTAGCATCTCAAATCATATAAAGACTGGAGGTGATTTTAGCATTGATCTAAGTGGAGTTGGGTATGAGTTAGCAAAGGATGAGGTTGATAATAAATCTGCATCTGTAGAGAAGTTAATTGTAACCTCTGGAGATGATGATGTATTGATGTCAAATGTCAATAAGGAAATTGCATTCTCAGAGCAGGGAGATGTAGCCTCAGAATTCAAAAGAAACATTCCTTACTACCAGAGGATTATAGGTAAGAATGATCTTGTATTTATCTCATATGAAAAACTTAAAATAGATGGAGCTATTGATGATGACATAGACGGTAAGTGGTATGATATGATAGGATTAGTTGATCATGTAGCTGTGAGCTCTACAGGATCCACAAATGAGATCTCAGTGGCAGTGAGAGGTAAAAGCCTCATGTCAGTATTGGAGGATGATAATGCTTACTTCAATCCATTTTCAATAGGACATGCATCTTCAATTTATGGAGATCAGCCATTTAAAAATGGGAGGTATATGGGAGGTCAATTCCAAGAGATATCAGCCATAACAGCCAGATCAATAAAGGATAGTTTAGAATTTATATTTAGTAGGATAGCTACCATTGGATATGTTCCTGATGATGTATTTAATGCATTTGAGGATAAGACTACTATAACATATCGATCAAAGTGGGGAGAAGAGGGTAGGGAGACTATAAAATCAGAAGTAAAAGGCATCTGGCAGATCATGAGTGCATTTATCGATTCATCCATTACAGATCTAAGAGTGGTAGATGATTCAATATCAAATCCAGATGGATCTATATTTGATCTCATACTGAAGGTATGTCAAGATCCATTTGTAGAATTCTTCACAGATACATATGGAGATAGATTCTGGATGATAGCAAGAAAACCTCCATTCACACAGGAGGCAGTATTTGAAGCATATAAAGAACTACCTAGTGATGTAGATGAAGATTTTCAGCCATTCATAGGAGAGCAATCTTCCAATTCAGGTGGAGCAGAAGGAGAAACTCTAAATAGGTATAGAGAAAAGTTGAGAGAGAAAGAGCAGAAGAGAGCACAAGAATCAGGTGAAAGTAATTCAGAAAAACCTACAGTATTTGGTGGAGGTGCAGTGAATGAATTGGATGAGGTGACAGTGACATCTTCTAAGTATCCAAAGATCATCAATATCAATGAAGATGATGTGATCTCAGATACACTCAGGATGTCATCAAAGGGGTATGCATGGTATCAAGTAGAGCAAAGAGGTAATTTTGCAGGAGCCAATCAGACATTAGGCCATGTTCCAGCATTGTATTTTGATGGACTGGCACAGGTGATAGGTAACAGAAGATTGTCAGCAGTATCCAACTACTCAAATTATAAATTCTTCAGTGATAAAAATACTGAAGATAACATAGATCTATTTGCAGAGCAGGCATCTCAGGAGCTGGCCTTCTTAGTTGAGACAAATATACACCTACCATTCACTAGAGAGGGAACTATCACAATGAATGGAGATAGAAGAATTAAAGTGGGTAATTACATCTATTTCAGACCTACAGATGAGGTGTTTTATGTGACTCAGGTAAGTCAGGATATCAGCATTGGTATGGAGACAATAGATAGAACTACAACAGTGCAGGTTGAGAGAGGAATGAAGGCTAAATATATTGGTGGCAGGATAACAGATATTATAGGTGAAGATGGGAATTCAACTCAAGTTGATGTATCTTACTTCAATATTGTAGATATCCCTAAATTGACTAAAGGAGTGTATGATATAGTAGGTCAAGGAAGTGCAGATGATAAATTTGACTATAAGGCAGATATCACTGTGAATCAAGATGTATTAAACTTCTTTTTACAAAATAAACAATTCGATGCTTAAAAAGGCTATACATAAATACAAAGAAACTGGGAAGATATTAAACCTATCTCCTGAAGGTAGGCCTTCATCTGGAACTGGATGGATCATCATACCAGTGGATATTGATAGGAGTGAGTATATTAGGAAGGTGTATGAGACAGGATATTGCATGATACTCACAGATGCTAATTATCCACTAAGAGAAGTGGCTATTCCAAAGCATATAATTAGAGAGTTAATATTCCCAGTTAGGGCAGAAGATAGAGGATCCCTTATTAGTTGGGTGTCAACTCCAAAGTATGATCAGGTTATCATATTTGGGATTCTTCAGGAGCCAGCTGGTAGCTCTCCATATAGAGAAGGTTCATTAGTTGATGAATTAGATAGTGATGATACTAGAGTCTCCAGAGTAATGTCAATTAAGGATAAGAGCTATACAGTATCTATAATATCTGATGAGCAGGACAAAGGTGGGTTTGGTGTGAAAGTCCAAGGTGGGGATAAAACAACATCTATCAGTTTCAATTTAGATGGATCTGCAGATATCAAATCTGATGACATTCTAAATATATTTGCTGAGAATGAACTTAACATCAAGATAGCATCAAAAGAAGATGAGATATCTACCTTAGCATTAACTAAGGCTGGGATCTTAACATATGTAGATAGGTATGAGAATGAAATGACTATCAAGGATGGAGGATTTGTCTGGGCAGATGCAGCAGGGAATGATTTTACTATCAATGAAGCAGGATTCCATATAAAGAATAGTAGTGAGGATCTAAGGCAGTTGATCATAGATTTATTGAAAATGTACATTCAGACAAAGACAATTGATCAAAAGCCATTAAGTCCAGATAGTATTTTAACAGCAACTGATTTGATCAGGAGATTTTCAACATTAATTAATTAACAATGGCATCAGCAGGAAGAACCACAGCATCAAGTAAATCAAGAAAGTTACAGCCTCTAGTTGATCAATTAGCTGATATGCAAACTTTTTTTGATAATATGCAGACATTAGTTGATGATGAGATACTAACTCAAGTGGAATCAGATGCAGTTACAGATGCATACAAGTCTACTGTATCAGATTATTCAACTGAGATCCAGACTGAAGAGGATGCTCATGCAGATGATATTGAGACAGCAGGAGTAATAGAAACTGATGATAAATGTGAGGACTTAGTAGCATTAGCAGCAAATGGAGCTCCAGTAATAACACCTATCCCTTCAGTAATTGCAGCAGAGAAAGTAACATTACTATCAGATCAGACAGCATTAGAAGCTACAGTCACATCACAGATAGCTCAGATAAATGGAGTAGTAGGGTAATAAATTGATATGAATTCATTATATTTATGATTATGGTAACACAGCAAGAAAGGTTAAATATGCTAGAGATAGCATTCGGGTTCTATGGATTAAAGGAGTGGACTGGTGCAGGCCAAAGCAATCCAGAAGTAGAGGCATTCTTCAAAGAACTTGGGTATGATTACAGTGATGACACTGCATGGTGTTCAGCATTTGTGAACTACATTGCTAAGAAGGCTGGAGTAGAGTATTCAGGAAAGTTAGATGCAAGATCTTGGATGAAAGTAGGACAGCCTACCTCAAATCCAAAAGTGGGTGATGTAGTAGTGTTCTGGAGAGAGTCAGTAAACTCATGGAAAGGCCATGTAGCCTTATTCATTAATAAGGAAGGAGATAATATCTATGCATTAGGTGGCAATCAGTCAAACATGGTCAACATAAGAGCCTACCCAGAATACAGAGTGTTAGGATACAGAAGGTTAAGTTAAGACAATCAGATGAGTTTAGAAGGTGCAATATTAGATACAGTTCATGAGGTTGGTAGAGCTGCAGCAAATGCAATTTTTCCTGATGAGATAGAATATTATGCTATTACCTTAGAACTAGTTAATTCCAAAGGTGATACAGAGGACTTCCTTACATTTCCTGTGAATCCTTCTGCAGTAAACTATGATGATAGGACTCTTGTTAACATAAAAAAGACAATGGGAGGAGTTACAGCATTAGATTCTTCTACATTTGTACCTAAAAATATAACATTAAATGGTACCTTTGGAAGATCCTTTAAATTATTATTAGCACCTCCATTGGATAAAGCTAGTGTTTTAGGTGTGAGGGGTATTAAAGGATTGGAGATCCAGTCTAGCATCATAAATACGAAATTAAAGACAGGGTATGGTGCGTTGAAGGTGTTGGAGAAAATCCTATTGAAGTCATCAACTCTGGATATATATGATAAGCCATACCAGCTATTCCTATATATGCCAATGTCAGGACATAACTTCTTAGTGAAGAAGGAGAGTTTTAAGATCAGTCAGGATGAGCAGACTTCCAATATGATGTGGAAGTACAATCTTTCATTGACAGCATTAGCTCCTCTATCAAGTGGTAGAATAAATGGATTTGATCCATTGAGTGTAATAAAAAGTACAGGATTTGGGTTGCTCCAGAAAGGAGCTAATGCCCTAGCTAACAATATTAGTAAATCAATTAATTTACCTAAATTACCTTTTTAAATGGCATTACCTTCAGGCATAATAGAAAGATTTGAGGATGATACCAAGTATCCTTTGACTGAGTACTTAGAGAAATATGTTGATTTCATAAGTACTAAGTATAAATCTATCTATCTATTCTATACAGGGAAGATATCTAAGATAGATAATGAGCCATTTGACATACTTGAGGAGCTGCTAGAGGAATCTAATAGGGTTGATGATGTCATAGATCTAAATAAAGGTAGATTGAGCACCACAGCTGCTTATTGGGAGTTACTGGAGAGCATTACTAATATTAAGATAACATTACAGACAGCTAAGAATGCCAGAAAATGGTTAAGATCTTCAGTGTCTAAGGGTAGAAATGGAGTAGGGATTAGATCTAATACATCATTGAGGTTCTACCAGACATTAGAATCCCTATCTAAGGAGATAGGATCCAGTGATAAGGAGAATTCTTGGTTTAGACTCTCCATGGAGAATGATCTGACAGAAGAGGATTACACTCCAGAAGGAGGAGCCTCAGTATCCACTACAGGGTTTGGAGCTACAGGTATTTCTATAAACTCAGTTGTAGATGAGGATATAATAGGTGAGAAGGTTTATGGTATAGATCTAAATAGAAAATTAACATTTGCATCAGGTGAGAATGATTTTGAGGTATTGACATACTATCAGACACTTGAGCAGAACACATTAGTACTAGCAACTCTTACAAGAGGTAAGACACCAGAATTTGATGAGGATGGTGTCCAGAGTTCATTAGTAGCAGGATCCAACAGAGCATCAATTGCATACCCTATACTGATAAGGCAGTACAGGAATACATTTGCAAGAGATGATTCATATAGAGTGATGAGAGTATCAGATATCAAGAATACAATGGACTCTTTATCGATAACATTAGAATTAAAAACAGTACTAGATGAGCCAGTACTTCAAACAATAACACTATAGGATGATTACAAGATTTACATCATTAGAAGAACTGAAAAGGATTTGGTATGAAATCCTTTTTAACAGTACAAGTAAGGTTACTAAGGCCACAGATGAATCTATTCTAAATGGTGTAGCTTATGGATGTGCTAAGATAGGACAGAAGGCCATTAAAGACATTGCTCTTGTAGAGAGTCACTTATTCCCAGAGTTTGCATTTGGATCTCACTTAGATGAGATAGCAACTAGAAGAGGAATAGCAGATAGGTTCGTATCATCTGCATCAAGTACCTATGTTAGGTTAGTAGCAAGTGTGGGAGTAACATATCAAGCAGGTGTCCATTTCTTCACAGGTAATGGAGTAACATTTGAGCTAGTTACTGATGTGACTATAGGATCTGCAGGGTATTCATATGCACTAGTAAGATCACAATCTACAGGATTAAAAACCAAAGTACCAGCCAATACAATAACAAAAGTAGCTCCAGTACCAACTGGCCACAGTTATGTGACAAATGAATTTACTGCACTTGGAGGGAGAGATCTAGAAGGAGATGATACCTTCAGGATTAGAATTATGGAAGGGGTAAATTTAGCAGCTAGAGGAACATTGGATTATATCACTCAGGCCTTCCAGAAGGTTAATAGTGATATTCTAAATGTGTATTCTTATGGATCAGATGCTCAAGGAAGGATAAAATTAGCAGTTTCAACTCAGAATGGGATAGCATTGACAGCTGCAGAGCTAGATGATCTCATTGTAGATGCTGCATCTTACTTCAATATCTCAGATTACAACTCAATCACAGGTAATGTGACAAATGTTATCTTGGAGAATATAACTTATGAGTACATAGATTTATCATTCAGAGCTGATGTAGATCTGAATAAGCCTATTGATGAAATAAGACAGGAGATCCAGATAGCCATTGCTAAGTATTTAGACTGGAGGTTGTGGCAGCAAGGAGACAGAATTGAATGGGATGATATTCTTCAAATAGTGAAGGATAATGAGAGCATAAAGTATGTATCAGATACAACATTCTTCCCTAATGAGGATATCATAATCCCTATAGGGAAATTACCAAGGATAAGAGGATTCATTTTAATGGATCTCGATGGAAATATATTGGAGGATAATGCAGGGAATATCAATCCTATATTCTATCCTTCAGTAGCAGACTTTTCATTTCAACAAACCGTTTTAAGTGACTTATAATGCCAGAAAGTATAGTTATAGATAGTGAAGTAAATACCTTAGTTGATAATGACTCAACTACTGCATTTCATGTGATGTGTATATATGATGGAGTAATTGTAAATAATGCTCCTACATTCACATCACCTATTGAAATAATAGTAAATGCTGATACAACTTACACATTTGATCCAGCAGTGATCACAGCTGCTATGACAGATACTGAGGGAGATCTTTTGAATAAGGTTAAGGTTATAGAAACTATTAGTAAAGGATCTCTTACATATGGAGTTCCTGTACTAGCCAATGTGATCAATAATGATGTTCTAAGTTGGGCAAATTACAACTTGCTGAAGTTTACACCAATTGCAGGGCAGTCAGGTTATAATTACACAAAATTAACTCTCCAATTCAGAGATGATGGAGAGAATCCTAAATGCTGGAGTGATGATGTAGTGATCATATTCCATGTATTAGGAGATAATATGGAGCCAACAGTGAGTGATCATACAATTGAAGTAGCACATGGATCATTAACAACATTAACAACAGAATATTTCACTCAAAATTACTATGATCCAGAGTTAGATCCTCTAGGATATATAACCATAGACAGTTTACCTTCAGGAAATATTGGACAGATACTATTTTCATCAGTGGCATTAACATGGGCAGATATACCAAAGACAGTAACTGCAGCAGAGCTATTGAATGGAGATTTAGAATTCCAAGATTCAGGTAACTTTGTAACAGCAAGGGAATTTGATTTAGATTTTACAGTTTACGATAACGTACCATAATTATGAGCAATACATTAACAATACAGATAACAGCAAAGACCTTAGTTAGTCCAGTAGTGGATGCAGGGCCAAATGTAACAGTGGATCCTCCACAAGATTCAATAGTGTTGACAATGATTGCATCAGATGCTGATGGAGTTATAGTATCTCACAATTGGCAGTTAGTAGGAGTTGATACTGGGATAAACATAGTAAGTCCAAATGCAGCATCCACAGTAGTAGAAAATTTATCAGAGAATACAGTATATGTATTTAAAGCAACTGTAATGGATGATGATGGGCAGACAGCCACAGATACAGTAACAGTGACAGTCAATGCAGCTGCATTAGTTCCTCCAGTAGCAAATATAACTGGTGGTGGTACTATAAATATTGGTAAAATACTAGCAAATAGAGTTCAGTTAGATGCAGATGTAGTAGTGGAAACAATTACAGATCAGTTTACTTTTGTTATAACAGAAACATTGTCTGATGCATTAATTTATTCACTAGATGCAACATATTTTGATACATATGATAGTGATTTAACAAAAGTGTGGGTTCAAGATAATAACACTGGAGATCCTGCAAAAGTAGGAACTATTGTTAGCTGGGATACTGGCACAAATAAGTTGATATTGACATTTGGAGGAGGGTGGGAACCAACACTAGCAGCAGGAACTACTTTCAGTATGTGGGCCAAAAGAACAGGAGTTCTATTATCAGGATCAGGATCTACTGATTCAGATGGATCCATTACAGCGTACCTTTGGTCATTCCCTGCAGGAGTTGGATTATTATCATTATCTACACCAACAGCAGCAACTTGTGAAGTAAGAAACATAAATCAAATAGGAATATTCCCAGTTCAATTAAAGGTAACAGATAATGATGGATTAATAGATACTCAAGGAACTACAATAACAGTGACTAGCTCTGAAGCTCCAGTAGATGCACCTACTGTAGATGCAGGACTTACAGGATCTGGAACAGTGAACTCTACAACAGGAGTCTCAGTAGGACTTACAGGCACAGCTACTCCAGCAGCAGGTGTGGTTGATATAGAATATTTTTGGCATTTAACAGCATCACCATCAGGAGCAATAGTATTTCCAACAATAATAAATGGTAGTACATTAACTCCAACAATAGAGTTCCCAGCAGGAGCTACTGATGGGGACTATGTATTTGAACTTATTGTAATTACTGATGGGGTTAGTTCATCTGATTCCACTACAATTACAGTCTCTAGTACAGGAGTATATTTAGAAACAGTTAGTGAAGTGGCATCAGGAGATGATATGCTATATAATCTAGCAGTTAGAGGTGGATTAGCAGGTGAATTAGTAGATCTGCAGTTTAATCTATCAAAAGGAGGAGGGGTTGCTAAAGCATCAGCAGATGTATTAAATGGACATGCTAGTGTGGAGACATTATTATCTCCCGGTATTTCAACTACAACAATACAAGTAACACTAGATGGATCAGGTGAATTTACATTTCAAAATGAAGTATTTGGGACAGTACCTCCATCAGGGAGTACCTATGATTTCTATCTATCGACATCAATAGCAGTAGCAGCATCATCAACAATAATTGATCCTTCTGTAATAACTACAAAGCATAGTATAACAACACCATAATATGGCAGTAACAGGTAACATACTAACAGAGATAAATGATAATGTCATTTTCACCATGGATTATCCTCTCAATGGGATAACTGCTATTTCAACATTCAATGATGGACTTGTAGGTGAAACTGGAACTAGATTTTTTGATAAGGAATTTAGGTACACTCTGGATGCTATAAATTGGACAGTTTGGGAAGATCTATCTGATGTGGCATTAGCAGCCATACCAATAGCTGCAACACATGACTTCCAAGCTCAGTTCAGGTATACTAGAGCTGGATCTGATGATACTGGCAATCTAGAATTTCAATGGCTAAAATTAAACTATACTACAACTTCAGATTGTGTAGCAGGAGGATCATACTTCCAAGGATCTATATTCTCTTATTTCTTTGATGGTTGCTGTGATGAGGATGTGAAGAAGTGGTGTATAAATGTACTGAATAAGATGTATAAGCCGGGTATAGTTTCCAAGTCCCTAACCAGAGGAGAGGGAAGGAATCTAAACTTTGAGGATGAGGATTATATATCATTCTGGAAGTCAGTATCTTGTTTCTTTGCAATGCATGTTACATATGCCAGAGGATTTGAAAACTTCGATGAAGATGAAAGGTTGATAGCAGCATACTTAACCAATCAGGCAATTATAGTCAATAGGACTAATGAGATAGATGATATGCAATATATCATGGCTAATCTATACTCATATGCCAGACATAGAGGAACTCCTTCAATAGGCAATCTAAAGAGCAGAGGAGCTACAGTTAATGGGGAGCTACCTAATCTAGTACAATTTGATGAGGTATGTGATGAGTTTCTATTCGATTACTCTAAATTAATCTGGAGATTAAATGATCATTCTCCATTATATAGAGGGATTGATATAAATCATTTCAGGAAGTCTTATCAGAATGATCTTAATGCAGACTTACTTATAACTGACTATCCTGTTTTACCAGACGGGACTACAGAGGTAGTAAATCTAGGAACAACAGATCCTCCAGATGCTGCACTTAATGTTATTAAATTAAGTGGAGCAGGTGTAGGTGAGTTAGTGGGGATAGGATTTGTAGATCCCACAGCACCAACAGAAGCAGAGAAGGCATTTTTAACCAGCATAAATCCAAATTTAGTATATGAGATCAACTTCCTAGCTAAGGGAGATGCATCATTTACAGTATCAGGGTATGGATTCACTTCATCTTTTACAGAAGCAGCATTGGATACTATAAATCCAGTAACTCAAACTAGGGAGGCTATAAGTAGGCAAAGATTAGCTAAGTCAACTGAGTGGTATATGGTTAGAGTATTATTGCTGCCAGCTAGTGTTCCAAATGAAGGTAGTGATCAGAATTTAAGAACATCAATAGGCCTAGGGTATAATCTAAGGATGCCAGCTGTAGCATGTAAATTTGGATTTGGGATAGCAATAGATAGAACAGCTCCTGCAAATAATGAGCCTACAGCTAGTAATAGTCAAGTGGATATAAATGATGAAGATGTGCATGTATTTACTTTAATAGACTTTCTAGAAGATTATAATGATGCAGAAGGGGATCCAGTAGGATCAATTCAATTAGATGCCATAGCAGTATCAGCTGGAGGAGGTTCAGTAGGTACATTAATGTGGGATGTAACAGATATTACAGCAACACTTCCTCAAACTATACCAGCAGCAGATATAGCCAATGGATTATTAACATATACAGATGCAGTAGGAACAACTCCTCAAGATATTGAGCTAGATTATACAATACTAGATAATCAGCCTCAGACAGCTACAGGAGATGAAGTTCTATACATCAAGGATATAACATTCAAATTGGCAGTTAGGCCATATGATATAGGTATAACAAATGGAGTTAATATAGTTGAGGCATATTTAAAAAATAATAGTGGTAAGACTTCAGATGAAATTGAGTCTACAATGAAGCAATCATTGCTGCCATATAACGTGAAATTAAAAAATAATTACTTATCTTAGAGATATGAGCAAGTTACATTTATCACCAGAGTTAGCATTAGGATATCCAGAATTGAAATTCTTAACTGATTCAATAGAAGAGAATCGTAAGAATTTTATACTAGCAGATATGAAATCTTATGGTGTAGTGCAAATGAATGGATCTGGAACAGGATCAGGGTTTGAGTCGCAAGATACAAATCCTACTACAGATGACTTATTTACAGCATTTAAAGTAGTCCAAGGAAATGGAGCAGCAATAACTGTGAAGGCAGGGACAGCTATAGATCAATATGGGAATGTGATAATCAACTCATCTGATCAAAATAATCTATTTACTTTGACAGAGAGTGCAACAGCATATACTGTAATTCTTGAATATGAGGAGGACTATACTGAGGATGAGTTAGTAAATGTTCAGTCAGATGGTGTTGTTACTATGGTATCAGAATCAGTAGCATCCTCATTTAATGATAGGTTGAGAGGTATAAACCAATTCCCTTCTGTAATAAAGTTCCCTAATTCAACAGTGAACACTGGGGAGTATTTAGTGCAGGCAATCGTCACAGATACTCAATTGATTTTGAACGTAGCTGAGGGAGTTCTGCAAGCAGACACAAATCAGGAATGGCAGATAGTTGGTACATTTACACCATCAGCAGTTATTCCTGAGACTAGTAAATTTCCATTTAGAGAAGGTCAGGCTAAGATAACATTATCATCTACTAATTACGCACTATCAACAAATCAGGATTTATCGGTTAATTATCCGGGTATAATCTTCCTAGCTGTAGTAACATACAATGAAGGTGTTTTGTCTATTGTTGATAAGAGATTATTAAATCTTTACAAGAAATCACCTTACCCATTTGTCCAAATACCATAAACTATGAGATTATTTTATACAGGTGCATCAGAAGATGGTGCAACACAAACAGAGCCAATAAAATCTATTGGAGGATTTGTATCTGGATCTAAGGTTCCTTCAGGATTAGAAGGCTCTATATTTGCAAATCCATCTCAATCTGAGATAAGGAGTGGTGGTGTTAATTATATATTACTTTCATTGAAGAATACCACTGGAGTAAATTTAGTTGGAGTTAAAATATACTATGAACAAGCAGATGATGCTCTATATCTCATAGAGATGGGATTAATATCTCCTGCATTGAATAGTTGTGGAGACTCTATATATGAGCTAGAGTCCAATAATAGAGCAGAGCCTCTAGAGGTGACATTTACAGATGCTAAAGGAACAGGGCTAGCTATTTCCATACCAACTCTTGCAGCAGATGAGCATATAGGAGTATGGATCAAAAGGACAATCAATCCAGATGCAGCAGATGCATATTTATCATGTGCTAATCTATATTTAGCTCATGAAGATGACCAAGATCCTGCAGCTAAAAGAGAATTTCCATTTGATGTAAAGATATACTATTATACGTCTACCTTAATTACAGGAGGAATAGATGCTAATTGGTCAGGTACTATGAACTTCACTCAAGTAGGAGGAATAGGAATACAAACTCCAATAGTATTTGTTAATGGAGAGGCAACAGGATCTCAATTAGACTACTTCCATTTCATTAATAATCCAAATAGTCAAGAGTATGTGGTAACTCCATTAGGTCTTGGTGCTCCAACTGCAGCTAATCTAACCTTTACATGGGATGCAGTAAATACAGTAGTTTTATCATAATACGAAAGTTTTACACTTTTCTTATTGTCAGTTAAAATATAATGCCTATATTTACAACTTGAAAGAGAGTTGAATATGAGTGTAAAATTGACATTAGTTAATTTCTATGAGTATTTCATCAAGTCTTTATATAAGGATGGGTATGAATATTTCCAGTTAAAAGTCACTGAACCTCATAAGAGGTCTTTGGTGAATTTCTTAGTTGAGGTTCACAAGGATCTAGGGTTACATGCAGTAGATGATAACTATCTATTCAACTACATAGCTTTCACATTTGAGTATATTTTGATCAAGAGGCCTAATCTCCAGAGTAGGAGGATACCATTCAATCAGATATTCTCTCCATCAGCATATAAGAGATGGCAGGAGAGGTCTAAAGGGAGGCAGTATTATGTCAGTAGAGCTCTTCAGGAGAAGGGAATCAGTAGATTGGATGTAATACCTGCTAATATCCCTTTAATAAGCATAGAGGAGCTCAGTGAGTCTGAGGAGGCCATTAAGAGGAGAGTAGTGAATACAGCAGGAGCATTAGCAATATGTCTGGAGTCTACTACCTTATTCAATCATAAGAGCAAATACTGCCAGATATGTGTGAAGAAGGATGTATGTAAGAAGTTATTAAGTCAAATAAATGCTGGAGCAGCATTTGATAGAGGATATTTATGAGTTTTAAACAGGATAAAGGGATTTGCAGTAAATGTGATAATGTAGATATCATTGTCAATAGAACTAGGTGGCTATGTAACTCATGTAACAGGAAGAGGTTAGATGATCAGAATACAGGAGAGAAGAAGATCAGGAAGGGATTGCAAACTAGATCAGCTATAAAGGCTGGGAAGGGAGGTTTGAAGAAATTCACTAAGAAGAGGCAGAGGATTGAGGTGGACTATAAGAAAGTACAGGAGCAGATCTGGGATGAAAGGCCTAATGTATGTGATGAATGTGGTAGGCCAGATAGGTTATCATTCAGTCATTTGATTGCTAGAAGTAAGAGGCCAGATCTGATAGCAGACAAAAGAAATATAGTACTCCATTGTATGACATTTGATGGTGATATCGGGTGCCATGAAAGATGGGAGGCAGGAGATAAGACAATGAGAACATTCGATAAATTAACAGCAATAGTAAAAGAGTTAATAGATGAAAAGAGCAATAGGTAAATTTATATGGAATCTGTCTGAGACAGGGATTATTCCTCCACTAGGGATCTTTGCACCAATTGTATTTGGGTGGATGGTTGGGTGTAATGGTAAAAGAATTGATAATGAGTGAGCATTTAGATGACATATCAACATATTATTTCCTAGATCCAGAGAATAAGATGCCTATAAAGCCTATATCAGAGACAGATGCAGCAATTATAGAGAATCTTGGAGCCATTATGGAGAAGATGGGATTTGAAGTATTAACCAAGATATTATTCCAGTGGAAACTCTCACATGATGAGCAGGTTCTGGAGGATCTGGAGTTATACTTCAATTCAGATGAGATGGAGGCTGAAATGGATAAGCGTGGAGGGAACTTCTGGAAGAAATTACTGGATAAAATGAAGATGGCATTTATAGAGATTCAAGGAGAATCTATAATTATCAAGCATATTTACTCAATTAAGAATGGATTTGGATATGATACAAGGCCTTATTGGACAATAGTGCTCAATCAGGAGGAGAATGCTCCAGCTAGTTATGAGTGGTATATAAATAAGGAGTTCAGGTTCCATTCAGAAGAATCTAGGGATGCTGAAGTGAAAAGAATAAAGAAATTAATAAGTAAGAATACATTAACAAAATTCGTAAAGTAAAGAAAAATGGAATTAACAGAAAATCAATTAGAAACTTTTGCAGAGGGTTTAGGTAAAAGAGATGAGGTGATGACAGCAGCTATCTTAGTGAAGGTGTTGAATCATAAATATGGCCATAAGAAAGGTGGTAAGGTATTTAAGTTTCAAGATATACAGCAGTACTATTTGAGAGGATCATTACCAAAGGCATATGGTGGCCATAAGATCAAATTAAATACTACAGTGTTAGGTAAGACATTAACAGTTTTTAGAGACTAACTATGAAGGAAGGAAGAGCAGCTCCTAACTTTGTGGTATTCGATATTGAAACTGGAGGGTTTAATGGAGCAAAAAATCCATTAGTAGAGGTATGTTTCATCTGTTATGATGGAGAGACTTTGAAAGAGATAGATAGGTATGAGGCACTGGTGAAGCCATATTATAAAAATGAGATCACTGGAGAGCCTCTAGAATATACTTCTGCAGCCATGAATACTCATAGGATTACAATAGCTGAGTTGGAAGAGGATGGAATTCCTTTGAAACAGGTAGCAGTTGAGATCATAGAAAAACTCAAGATATGGAGTGTAAAGGGTGTATTTGGTAAGCCTATATTAGTTGGGCATAACATCAAAAAATTTGACCTTCCATTCCTAACACTGTCATTTGATCAGGTGAAGCTAAGAGATGCATTTATCAAGAAGATAAATGATCAGGTGATGGATACACTATATCTCTCTATGTTCAAATTCCCTTCAAGTAAAGATAAGGGAGATGAATTAGCTCAGAATAACAATCATAAGCTAGGATCTATATGTAAAGCAATGGGAATATCCTTAACAGGAGCTCACAGGGCAGCAGCAGATACTGAGGCTAATGCTGAGATGTTCATTGAATTCATAAAAGGAATCAGGGGAGAGGGAAGCACTGTATCAGGAGGTATGGTAAACAAAACAGATTCACTACCATTTAAGTTTTAATATGACAGATCCATTATTGGGAAACAAGGAGCTAGTAAGGCTAGGAACTCCTTTGGATGATAGGGTGAGGCACCTAACAGCAGAGCAGCATGATAATGTGTATAGCATTATGGATGATATCATCACCAATTTAGATGATCATGCTATAAGGGAGCTGATGGGAGGTACCACTAAGGATCTGGATACCATATTTGATATTCTACAGCAGGAAACTGCAGCTGTGATTTCATCTAGTAACAAGCTGATCAATTCAGCTCCTCTAGGATATCTAGAGAATTTTACCCAGTCAGTAGAGGAAACATTAAGATGTAGATCATTCAATTACTTCATGCTATCAGTACTCCCAGATTTCATAATGGGATGGCATAATGCTGAGTGGGGTAATCTCACCCAGATGTATAGGTTACTACTTATATTGGCTGCAAGGGATCATGGTAAGTCACACCAGATGTCATTTGCATATCCACTATGGCAGCTGTATAGATACAGAAAATTCTCTCCACAGGATCCAGCAGCATCTAAAGAGCTGTTTATGGCTGGTGAAGGTATGCTAGTGACAAATGAATATAAGCTATCTACAGAGTTCATGGGTAAAGTGAGGGATGAGATTGAGAGCAATGATGTATTAAGAGCTAGATTGATGCCAGATAGTAAAAGAGATGGCTGGGGTAGAGAGAAGATTGTCTGTAAGAATGGAGCTAAGTTCTATGTAAGGTCTGCAAACTCGAAAATTAGAGGACTTCACCCTAAATGGGTAGTATTAGATGACTTCCTGAATGATAGTTCATTATACAGCCAAGAGCAGAGAGATAGGTATTGGAATATCTTCTCTGGGGTGATATACCCAGCACTGACTCCGGGTGGCCAGATGGTCATCATTGGAACTCCATTCTTTGAATTGGATCTATATGGAACACTGAAGAAAGCCAATGCAGATTCAATAGCAAAGGGAGAAGCTCAGAGGTTTGGTATATTTGAATATCCAGCAATATTCCCTGATGGTACATTGTTATTTGAAACAAGGCACTCATATGACTCTATCATGGAGAAAAAAGCTCTTCTAGGAGAGATAGTATTCTCAAGAGAGATCATGGTGCAGCCATTAGCTGATGGAGCAACTCTATTCCCTTATGACATTCTAAGAAAATCGATTATAGGACAGGATGAGGTTGATGTAGTAGAGAACATTGATTCATGTAAAGAGAAGTATGAGATGATAGTTGTAGGGTGTGACTTTGCAATATCATCTGGTATTGGATCTGATTACTCAGTATTCACTATTGGAGGTGTAGATTCCAGAGGTAAGATCCATGTACTCAATACATGGAGGAAGAGAGGTGTGAAATATGGAGGCCAGATTGCAGCTCTGAAGATGATCAATAGAAGATTCAGGCCAGATGTCTTTGTTTTAGAGACAAATGGCATGCAGGAGATATTCCTTCAATTAGTTGAGGAGGCTGGACTTCCTGCAGTTGGAGATTTCACTGGAGCAGAGAAGAAAGATATGTACAAGGGAGTGCCTGCACTGGCAGTCCTATTTGAACAGGGAGGAATTAAGTTCCCATATGGGACTCAGAAGGCTAAGGATCTAACAGATCTATACTTTTCAGAGTTGAATTCAATGACTTTTATCCAAGATAAAGGGAAATTGGAGTCAGTTGGGCAGCATGATGATACTAGTATGTCACTGTATATCATGATGAAAGGATTTAAAAGGTCATTAAAATCATTTGATTTCAATTTCCTAGGATAATTATCACTATATTTGTAACTATTAAAATTGTAAAACTAAATGGCAAAGAAGCAACTGAATGAATTCTTCATTACAGAATTGTATAAGGTATGTCTAAGACAATCTGATGTATTTGAATTAGCAAGAGAGCACATTGAATATCACTTCCTACCTTCAGAAGATCACAAGCTGATCTGGAGATCCATGGTAAATCATTATGAGGTTACAGGCAGGCTTATATCGATTGGGATATTAGGCCAGCAGTATGAGGCTGATAAGGATGTGATGAAAGTTATTGGTGATATAGCCAATTCTGATGAACCCAATATAGAGGATCTATTGGAGCAGCTGGAGATATTCATCAAGCAAATGATCTTCATAAGTGCTCACAAGGAACTAGCAGAGCTGTATAATAAGAATGATGATGCTGGAGCATTCCAGCTCATGACAGAAGTGGCAGAGAAGTTATCTAACTTCAAGATAAAGGATGAGACATACTATCACAATATCATAGAAGGTATGGAGGATAGGATGGATGACAGGAAGGATGAGTTTACTTCAGTGGATCCTTCAAAGTTTAGAGCCAGAAAAATACCAACAGGAATAATATTAGGATGTGATGATCAGCTCAAGGGAGGAGTTGATAGAAAGGATACATTGATGTTAATGGGGCCTAGTGGATCTGGTAAATCTAAGATGCTAAAGTTCATAGGTTACTATAACTCAAAATTAGGACATAGGATAGTTCATGTCCAAGCAGAAGGCTCCAGAGATGAAGCAGAGCAGTGTTATGATGCTGCTTATGCAGGAATAAGCATTGCAGTTGCTGAGACAGGTATGTTAGATGAAGATACCATAGAAGAGCTCTCTGCAGCTCTGAAGGATATTCAGAGGAAAGGTGGAGAGATCCATCTGAAGGCATTTGAGACATTTGATGAGGGAAGTCTACTGGATGTGAGGAATTATATGAGGGAGATAGTAGATCTTTATGGGCCTATTGATGCACTGGTATTGGATTACTTGGAGCTATTACATCCGGGTGATGGTAAGACCTATGGCACCAGCAATGATCAGGAGAGGAAGAGAAGAGAAAAGCTAGGACAGGGATTCAAGAATCTATGTATGGAATTTGATTGTGCAGGGTTCACAGCTACTCAATCATCAACTGTATCTCATGATGATCAGAATGATCCAACATTTGTATACAGGAGAGAGCATATATCAGAATTCAAAGGGATGATTAAGCCATTCTCCTACTTTATTACCATCAATGGTACAGATGCTGAGAAGGATGAGAATAGGAGGAGGCTACACTGGGATAAGTTCAGAAAGTATAATGCTCCAGTACCTACATTTCCTATAGCTACAAACATGGAGAATGAGAGATTCTATGATCACCTAAGAACAGTCAAAATCAGACAGTATGGATCAGAAGAAGAAATGGACTAATATCCAGAATGCTGTCATAGAGTCACTAGGGTTGAATGTAAGAAAGAAAACTCCTAGAGGCTGGCATATTACTGATTGTCCATTCTGTGGGAAGGAGGATAAGTTTGGTGTCAAATTTAATGATCAGAAAGATGGTAAGTATCACAATCAGGTATCATTCAATTGCTTTTCAGGATCTTGTGCAGAGCATGGATCAGAGTATAAGCTGCTGGAGTTATTTGGTAAGGAGCACCTAGTAGGCAATAGGGAATTCATAAAATCCACTAGAGAGAAATTAGATGAGGGATTAAATGAAGGTGTAAGTGAGGGAGTAAATGAGGATGAGTTGGCCAATATGCCTCCTCCTCTAGGTTGGAGTAGGTTAGAATACCATCCATATCTGGTGGCCAGAGGATGGGATCCATGGCAATTTCAGCATTATCAAGTAGGGATAACAGAGATCTACTATCCATTGAAGGATTATGTTGTGATCTTAATAGAGCAGGATGGTGAGAA